GGACACTCACTTGGCGCAAAAGTTGCGGAAGAAGTCGGACAAAATAGCAAGGAAATTATTACCTTAAATAAGCCGACGGTGGATACGAAGAAAGTATCAAATAAACAATACGATATACGGACGACGAATGATTTGGTTTCGGGATTATCTGGGATTGCTTCCAGTAAGAACAAGACCACAATATCAAGCGGATTCCGCAACCCGCTCACAGAACATTCAACCGACGTTCTATCAAGATTGGGAAATAAAAAGATTGGGAAGGGAATGATAGGAGGAGCGTCCCAAGCCCAAATTGCCAGTATGTATCAGCAATTAATAAATAGACACGCCCAGATTCAACAGATGACAACTCTTCCAGAGATACATCAGGCATTGTATCAACTATTGGAAGATTACGCCGATTTTACATACCAACTGACTCCCACACAGGCTGCTCCATTTGATTTATTAACGGATGCTTATACAGATGAGTTTTTACGGGTTAGTCGCCAATTAGAAAGACTCCGTGAAAGACAGAGAATGTTTAAAACAGACCCAAGTGGAGACAAAGAAAATAAAAAACCACCAAATAGACGACGGGGCGGACGAGCAGCCGTAGAAAAACCAGTTCAGGGAAGAGACCCAGCCACGATTTCCCTGACAGAAATAGACCGAGAGGAGTTGGCAGCCCAAATGCGCGAAGCCCAACGAGCAGCCGTAGCCCAACAAATTATAGACGACGCTGAAATGGCTCTGTGGTTTCCAAATATAACTCTTGCTCCTATTCAGAATCCCGACGAAATGAGAAGACCTCTACGCCAAAGAAATATTGGTGCGCCACGAGGAGGGGCAGGTCTTGAAGGAAGCGGAGTAGGAAATATTTTCAGACGGATAAGACCAGACCGAATATATGCGGCTGACGACGATGATGTAACAATGACTAACGCCGAAGACGAACGCCTTGACATTCTTGCGAGAGACAGGGCAGCAATGAATATGGCGGATAACGAAGAATTTGACGGAGCAGATTGGGCGAATTTAATGGCTCACGTAAATTTTGAAGATGTCGCAAACAGAGACGACGACGCCGCTATATCGGAGGTATCATATTCAGACCCCGATTCAGACGAGAATAATCCGATTAACTATCTGGGATACGATACTCCCTCGTCAAGCGACCCTTTAAGTGATTCGGATTCCTATTACGATTTGGGGAATACTCCACGTCCTCGTGGCGGTAACAGGATGTGTAGATGTTGCCAAAGACCAATTTGTGACTGCTATACAATGAGCGATTTCAACGTTCTTCATTCACGATAGGTTTCGGGCTTTAAGTCCTTTTTTAAAACACTTAAAAAACTCACTTAAAGGGAACGGGATGTTTTTATATACTCACACATTATAACTACCCCGATTCACGTCAGGAATAGTTTAGGACGATTTCCAAAAATAATTTCTCTTATACTACTATATAAATGTCAGTTAGAAGTTCTTTGGCTTATCCCTCACCTCAATCAGGACAAGTCGGTGAAGTTATTGAATCTGCTGCTCTTTTCCCTGTTGTGGCTAACGCCGCAACGACCGTCAGTCAGTTTTTAAGTCCCATTACTCTACCCGCAGGAACTTGGAGTATAACAACCTCCGTTCAGATATTAGATACGACTGCGGCATCAGGTTACCAGTATATTGGACTTGGTCTCAATGGAACAGCCTACAAGTGTAATTATTACACAGACGGATTGTTTAGTGCTCTATCATCCGACTTTGTCCTTTCATCCACCAATGTTATCACACTAACCGCCGCTTCAACGGTAATTTCCCTCTGGGTTCAGGCTGGAACTGCGATTACGACACAGACATACGGCAGTTGGGCGAACACCCAGCCCGTTATCACCGCCACCAAAATCGCTTAATTTTAGGAATATAATATATAGGATTAAATATACTTATACATTATAACAGCCCCTATCCAGTCTTAATATACTGATTCTGGGCGGTGCTACTGGACGTCCCCATTGCCGTCGTGTCCTCCTTCATATCCTCCATCGTGTCTTTATATTTGTCAGTCAAGAATATCTTTCTTAACATACTGCTTCCAATCTTCTTATCAAAGATGCGGTGAAGAATGCGGGTCATATCATTATTATTGGCGTAAGGTCTGCCCTCAAAGTCAGTCAGCAACGGAAACCCGACTTTCAAGTCCTTCTTCAAGGGATGGAATTTCAGATAGAGGTCTATAATGGTTCTCAACTCGGGATTAATATCCACCTCTTGAATCTTATACGTTCCTTTGGTCTTGTAATTTGAAAACAAGAATTTATTCTTCTCTAAATCCAAGACATTCATCTTCTCCAAAATCTCGGGAACATTCTTCTTCAAGACAATCATCTTCTGGTAGTCAGCATTCCGTCTCGGGGCTTGAAGCGTATAGAGACCCAAAACAAGACAGTCAAACAATTTAGACCACTCTTCTCCCGTAATCTTTTTCTTCTTCCCTATCTCCCCAACAATGGGACAGAGAGAACCAAACTTCGCCTTGACGTCGTCTTGACTAATCCAGTTCTCCGTCTCCTTTACAGTCTTGGTCGTATTCTCTTTCAAAGACTTATTCAACGCTTCTAAATAAGGATAATAAGCCGAGTATAACTTCTTGGACTTCTTGTCGTCCAAACATTTCAAAAGAGAGACAACAGAGATGACGTAACTCCTGACTGTATTTGGTTTGTATTTCGCATTCAGTCCTTCTATTACTGCCTTCTCATCTGTTAAGAACTTCAAATCTTTAATTGGTAGCCCTCCATTTAGCCGTATCAGATTTTTCACGTAGAGATTCTTTGAACTCTCGGTGATATTTTTCGCAGTAAATATCTCATCCAGATTCATTCTATATATATCAACCAGATTTTATTTTTTAGATATTTATCGCTAAATAATCTAAATGTCTTTTGGTTGTTAGATGCCTTGATTTGTGACTAACGCTAAATTTACCACCGCATTCGCAGTCGCACTTTTCATATAATTTTTTATAAATAGCGTCTTTATTAACCTCTCTATATTCTTTGGCGTAATTTTTTTCCTCTTCTTGGGTTCTCAACGGGACAAACTTATTAACACACTCTACCGTCTCAATATAAAACCTCTCTCGGGCTAAAAGTTCATCTTTGGATTTACAATCTACCAATTCTAATAAGACAATGGAATAGTTGTTACCTTCCAACACCTTAAATGAAGTATAATTACTACCCTTCCCACCCTTCCACGTCTTATATTGCCTTCGGTGACTATCCAGTCTCTGACTCAAATATTGTTTAGTCGTGCTTCCAATATAAACCAACTTGGTAGTATCGCAGACAATCTTATAAATCTTTCCGTTGCTGTAATTTACCATTTCTTATAATAATATAGACCATTTCATTTAAGTCATTTCACTTTTTTTATAATCTATTTAGAATGTATAAATGTCATTAAGCACCTACTATCTGAATCAACGAATCTCAATCCTTCAATCAGAAATAAATGCTCTCCAAGCAGGAGGACTACCCACAATTTCTAATTTAGCAACCGTATTAACAAACGGTAACAGTGCGGGGACGACAGATATAAATATGAATCTCCAAGATATTTTAGCAGTGGATAATATTAATCTTGTTACCATTAATGGAGCAGCCTACCCACCACCCTCTGTACCAGCCACTAATATTGCGGGTGGTGTAGCGTCACAAATACCGTTCCAGTCCGCTCCGTCTGTCACTGGCTTTATCGCAAACGGAACATCAGGACAATATTTAAAATCCAACGGAGCAGCCACTCCATCTTGGGATACCATTCCAGTCATACCCGCCACGCCTACGCTGTCGCAAGTCCTCACTGCTGGAAATAATGCTGGAGGTTCAGGTATTAATATGAACGGACAGAGCATCAGCACCATCAGCACTCTTAACACCAATCAGGCAGGATTAACCTATTTACCTCAAGCAACCGTTACTCCAACAAGTAATACTCCGATATTCATTCCCGCCTATAACGGCGACCATCAGGTATTATTGATGTCACGAGCAGTCCCTGTTATTGATACATTAATTCAACAATTTCAGACCATCGGCGGGGGTATAACTGTTAAATGCTCCGCGGTTGGTAATGGATACCAGTGGTTGGGTTGCTCTAATGGAGACATATACATCTACGATACTGGATTTAATAATTGGTCGTTGGTTGCCAATTTAAACGGAGCAATAAACGCTCTTTTCTACGCCGTTGGGACTAACCGCCTCTATATTGGAGGCGTCTTTAATACTTGTAATATCCCCTTCACTCCTAATTCATACGGAGATGTAGCATATATTCAATCACCCGATACAACACAAATAGTCCCCAATAACTTGGTTTGGTCGGGTAGTACCAGTGGTGGGTTCAGTGGTGGTGGTGTTAATGCTATAACGGGTAATACTGGCGATAATGTGTATTTTGGAGGGAATTTTAATTCAAACGCCGACGCAATAAACCCATTATTAAAGTTTGCGTGTTACGAGCAATCAACCAACGTATTAACATCAATAGACAATAATACCAGCAACGGTTTTGATGATGCTGTTTATAATTTGGACTATCTGTCGGGGTCAATATGTGCTACGGGGCATTTCACGCAACTTCGTACGGACTTGGGGTCTGTCATTAGTCCTTTTTGCGTTATTTTCGCCATCAGCGGAAACGCTGTGAGTCAGCAAGATGCCCTTGATGTTGGAGCATCTACTCTTACTACTGCTATCGGTGGATTTGACTTTATTGATAATGATGGAAGCGATTTCTACGTTGTTATAAATCAGAGTTATTCTTCTCCCAGCGGAACTTTATATTATTTAATAAAAGTTTCACTCGGGGGATTTTCATCAACGTTGGGGGCTAATAGTATATTTGAACCGATTACGAGTTTTTTTAGAAAACCATCTACTGGAAGTACTCACGTCATTACCGACTTCCCATTTCAAAATTATTATATTGATGGTGCTCTTGCTACGCAAATGGGAGTCGCTTGTACTTATTTTACATTTAATTTTCAAGCGTCAGATACAGTGTATTTCTATTGTCAAGGAGTAGGGACATTTTGGGCGTTTCTCGGCAATACCTACAACAATTTTCTTTTCTCGTCAGGACGAGCAGTCCAGTGGTTTAACGGGACAGTTTTTAGCACTGGGTATAAGTCGGAAATCCCAGCAAACGGAGCAACTCTATTATTACAGTGGGATGGAGCATACTACACTCAAATATGTAGTCTTGGTTCGCCTACGTATTGGAATCCCTATACTTAAATCAACCTTTTAGAAAGGTTGAGCCAAATTATAAAAGTATTATAGTATAATGGTAACAGAAGTATTCTTATCCCTGATTGTCACGACTTCGGTCGGATGCTTTCTATCTCTCGCCCGAATGTGCTACAAGTCCAAGTGTAAGAATATTAAACTCTGCGGTCTGGTGATAGAGCGAGACATTGTAGAAGAAAGAAAGGAGTTTGAATTTGACCGCATCCATCCTCCCCAACAAATGGAATCACGTAATGACCTGAATGCGATGATTTAGTTTAGTAGTTACGAATCACAAGTTCCTTCGTCTCGGTCGCATTGACGTTCCCCTTGACTCCTCTCACGTAGTTCTTCTTGACGACTGTAATATTCCAGCCCTTGAAGAGTTGCCGAATCTTCTTGCTGTCGTTATACGATACCATCACGTATCCCTTTGCGTTCTTGACTGAATCAAAGACCATCTCTGGGCTGACGGTATGCTGGTAATGAAGATTATCTGACTCGTATGGCGGGTCTAAATAAAAGAAGGTTCTCTCCCCGTCATATTTTTTAATCACCTTTTCAAAGGACTCGTTCAGGATAGTAACGTCTTTCAATCGCTTCGTCATCTTCGTGTAATCAGTCCCATTGGGATACGAATCATTATAGAACGTTCCCATTGTAAAGAAGGAATGCTTATACGTGTCAATAATGGAGACGGGGTCTAACAGGTTCTTCTTCTTATCAAACTCTTCCCTCGTCAGCCCCTTCCGAGCCACATTGGCATTGATATACGCCCCACGATTTTTAATCCCCTTCAATGCGATAATAACTTTCTTGTCAATATCATTAATGACCTCCTTGTGTCCCTCTGGCAACAGACGGAATAAAATATTCCCCGCTCCCACAAAGGGTTCTACGTAAGTATCATATGCGTCTGTCGGCGGGAACATTCCGATTAATTGCTTGGCTAACTTGGATTTACCTCCGATACGTCCAAACGGGGTGATGGCATATCGCCCTCCACCTCGCAACTCTTCGTCCTCGTGGGCGGACTGATACTTCAACCCATTTAAAAAAGAAAACACATTCCCGCCCGATAGAAAGGGAGGCAAGTTTTTAGAACCCTTGATTACTTGTTTCAAGGCTATCTGGGACTGGGCTTGGACGGGGTCAATTTCAGAAGCGGTTAAAGGAGTCGCCTTTGAGACCCGCTTGGTCGGTCTATACACTGGATATTCTTTATTCCCAATATCTTTCCACTCTTCTTTAAACCACCGCTTCAACTCCTTTGGTTTGCCGTCGTCGCTATACGTCCCGCCTAAATCCTTATACGTCTTGACTATAAACCCGCTCTTGTAAGCACTCGGTTTTGAATACGTCTCGTCGGCAATCTTCTTTGCCTTGCTATATAATTCTGGATTATTAATCATTTATATGATAGTAGATTATAATATTAATGGGTGTAGTCAGTGTAGGCATTATTTTATATTCTTTTATAAAAAAGTAAGAGAATATAATATATAATAGGGGTCTATATATCTGGTAGAACTTTGGAAATTGCCTACACTGGTTACACATTAATGAATCCAGTGGGTCACGAGTTGGTCTTTGGTGAGTCCCAGTTCCTTACAGTAGTGCTTGATGAATTCCTCAAACTCTGGAATATCGTAGCCAAAGTTCAAGACCATATTCAAGAAAAGAATACACCACCGCCCACACGTTGCCGTCCCGTCCTTCAAACTCTGGAAACGATTATCAGACCAGACGACCTCTCGGTCTGTGACATTCTTTAACAACTTGGTTAAATAGGTGTCGTCCTGTCCCAGCATCTTACGCCAGAACGCCTTGATATATCTCAACTGTCCGTCAGGCTTGTTACTATAAGAATCAAAATAAATGATTTGCTTTGCGGTGCGACACAGTGCCGTCCAGTGTCCGACATTGTGACGGTTCTCCACCAAGATTATCTTAAATGAACCGTCCTCTGGCAACAGTTCGTAAATGTCCTTGACGTCTGCGAGTTCGTGATACTTGATGATTGGTCTCGGGTCTTTACTGTTGGGGAAATATCTTGTCAAGTCTGCGTCGCTCATATAATCCTTCAACCGTTGGTTGATTTCTTTTTTGCCACCTTCTGAAATCATTTATATACCAGAAGATAATTAATCGGCTAAATAATTCCGAATTAAAAATATAAGTTAGATTATTCCAAATTATTATATTTAGGAATATATATAGAATGCCCCACTATCACGAAGACTATCTATTTGGAACAGCGAACCAAATAAAAATATTCCCCATCTTGAAAGCCCATTTCGGAGACCAATTAATGGAGACGAAATCCCAGTATGCCAAGTATGACTTCTATACTGAAAACCAGTATTTTGAATTGAAGACCCGAAAGAATAAAAAGAGCCAATATCCTACAACCCTATTGACGTGTAATAAAATAATAAACCTTAAAGAAGGAGAAGAGCAATATTTCGTCTTCCACTTTACGGATGAACTCTGCTACATCAAATATGACAAGACTCTCTTTGACACCTTTCAGCGTAACAGATATTCCCGAGAAGGAAAAGAAGAAGATATGACCGATTATATATTCATCCCGATAGGCGAACTGAAATCCATCCAATATAAAAAGCCAGATGCCTATAAGAGCATTCATTCGTCATCATTGAGCCAAGATTTTCCCAGTGTAGAAATCTAAATATGATATAAAATGTATTTTTATATTATTACAACACATTTACAAGGTAAAATTTATAAATTTTACCTATTAATAATCAAATTTCATATTTTATTTCTGTTTTTAGATTATTTCTTGTAAAAATCCAGAATATAATTGGTGTATCTATACAATATAAGCATATAGACACGATATTATCTACCGCAACAGATTTAGAAATATATAATCTCATTAGAAGTGTATAATGAACCGAATCAATACGAGTAAAGTTAGCAATGTTCCACAAGACCCTGATAACGTTTATCTTGATTTGATTATCACAAATCTGAAATCGTCGGG